TTGCTATAAGTCATATTAATAGAAAATATCATTTCATCAAAATCATCATAACTAATCTGAGTAATAGTAAAATGCTTAAAAATACTTTCAGTAGTAGTAACACCATGGTGAGTTGTTCTAACAACACGTGTGGGATAACCACGGCAGGAAAGCAAACGGAGAAAACATTTAATTTGATCCCAGCGTTCATTAATATAAGCGTCATCATTTACAAAAGCATCATTTCTAAGTTTAAAAGGAGTCTCATAATCATATAAATCAAATTGCTTAAGATAATCACGAAGTACGGTAGAGGCAGGCGACAGGTCAAAAGGAAAATGCTTAACATAATAACAAATATTTACAGTAGTTGCAAACAAAGCGGTAGAATTAACTGCGTGATCATTAACATCAAGTTCGTGAGAGCATTCGCCAGAGTAATCCATACGTTCGGTCACAATATTCGTCATCATTTCAGTCAAGGTTTTGGTTTCGTTTTTCTTTTCCATGCTATATCAGGTTCGGCTTTCAAGTGGAGATAGCAAATCCGGTACTGCCACCCTTAATTGGGATTGACCTTTTACGGCTAGCGATTATACAAACTTCTTTCTCTAGAGCACAGTGGATGAAATCTGTCATGCGCGTCAAACAAAAGGTTATCAGCATCAATCCAGTCACGAGGAGTTATTCGAAGCTACTTTACTCGTGCCTAACAATAGATAGAGAAGCAAGTAGTCTACTAACCGCCATGGGTTCAAGCCATGGAGCCTACCTTCAAATAATTGAAGTTCCACCATAATCACCTGTCTTGCGCACCACCAGTGGGTGTCGGATCCACGGTGTGTTTCTTCAAGAGGAGATCGCGTCCTACTGAGCAATCAGCATATAGTGAGAGACAGAAATACAATCTACCAAATAAACAAACAATGTATATATCAATCAACGCATGCTTCTGATATATAGATTAATTTGTTCTAAGGCAAAAGGTTAAATATTACACAGTTTAACTGAGTCGGCAATCATTCTACGGCCACGTTTAATAAACCTCATCATACCTATTCAGCGTGGGGACTTAATAAGTCTAGCCACGGTTACACTAGGATTTACAGAATCTTAGGATGTTACAAACAACGTGGGTTCAAATGATTGCGCAGGGTAGTCGCC